ATTACAGCAAGGTTGTATGTTGTGCCATCCACTGTGACAGTTTTATTAACTGCATCAGCAGTTAGATTAATTCCGTTGCCTGAATCAATAATTAAAGTATCATTGTAAGTATCTGTAGCAACTTCACCTATTAGTACAATATCTGTCACATCTCCTGCTAAAGGAGTAGTTCCTCCTGTAACCACATAAGTTATAGATGTTGAATCAATTATACTATCAACTAGAACACTAGTTGGTGTTCCACCGTACAAACTTCCGGTGTCTGTTGTGGCATCAATTCTATCATTGATAGCTAGCCCCGTAGTTGTAGTCATCCCAGTAATAGTTGCAGTCCACGGGCCGTTACCAGTTATTGATCCAATAGTTCCTGTTAAGCTTATATGTTTTTTGGTATTAATATTTTGAAATACAGGAGGTTTGCTTGTTAAGTTAGTGAAGTCGAGATAATATGTGCTATCAAACCCATCTAATGTATCTGCGTCTGTACCACTACCTCCCGACGCAATATCAATACCTGGTACCCATTTAGTTCCGTTCCATTTTAGCACCTGTCCAACTGCTGGAGGAAAAGTTACAGTATCAACATCACTCAGCTGTGTGATAGTACTTGGAACACTTGGTCCTGTAATAGTTATAGTATCTGTTGTAGGATTAGTAGTTAAACTAATATTAGTTCCTGCTACTAATGTCAATGTGTCAGCCGTTGAATCAGCAACAACGTTAGCCTGTCCAGCAATAGTTATAGTGTTAAAGGTATTTTGTGTACTTTGTCCTGTAATCGTTATAGTATCGGTAGTAGGATTTGTGGTAATAGTAATTCCAGTGCCCGCTACAAGATTTAACGTATCACTAGTAGCATCGGCAACAACATCAGATTGCCCAGTCACGTGTATTGTGCTAAATGAGGTTACCTGAGGAATATCTTCGTAGTTTGCCGCTGCTACCCAATTGCCGCTATGAGCAAAATATAGCCTGCCTTGGTCATGAACGTGTGCGATCATGCCGTGCCAGGTTGTTGGATTAACTGCTTGCAAATCTGTTAAACTATCCCAGTGAAACCTTAAATAATTTTTTTGTCCAGATGCAACAACGGTTCCAGCAATATTAAGGCTGTTATTTGTCCAAACTAAACTACCTTGTCCGTCGACTTCTTGCCCGGATGCAGCATAATAAGCTAATTGCCCTATGGATCCAGCATTTACACCTCCGCTGGAAATAATGCCAGCTGATATAGCCTTTGCAGCAAAAACAGTATTATCAATGTTTACTAAGTCAGCGCGAGCCATTTGCTGCCCGCCAGTACCTTGCCCACTATAAACTCTTAAAGTGTTATTTGTTTGATCCCAATAGACTTCTCCGCTACTGCCACTATTATTATTAAGAGTATTATTTGAAAATCCTCTAAGTCGTATATTACGTACAGGTAAAGTCATTTGTTAATCCTATGTTTTAATTATTTAATCAAAATAAAGGTAAATAATTTGTAAAGGAGAGCACAATGGCTGAAAAGTACTTGATGCCTATGGCCAGAAATATTGAAACACGTCAAACTGTTCAAGGAAGACACCTTGAAGTTCGTTATACATTAGATCAGCGCTGGATCGCTGAGGAGATGTGTCAAAAGCTAGCAGAAAAGATGACCAGACGTACTGGAGACACCTGGGTAGGATTCGTTCAAGAATATACCCCTAATATCTAATTAAATTCTTCCTTTAAGCTTATCTATTGTAAAATTTGCATCATTGATACATTGTTGAAGAAATGCTTTTGTTTGATCATCTAATTGATCATCTTGAGCAGTTCTTCCTGTGTTTAAAGTAAGCTGACATTTTTGAAGTAAATCTTCTGCTGCTTTCAATGTTTTCTTATCAGCAGCAATTCGTTGTTCTCTGCTTTGTTCTGCCTTATTACCTAGATAAAACGATGCTGCTGTAGCTCCAACGAATCCCGGCACTCCAAATGGAATTCCTAAAAAGTATGCAACATTACTTGCTACTTCTAATGCCGCTGTAGAATAATCTCCTGCATTGATATCATTATAGATATCTTTAATAGATAGGGCAGTTCCTACTGCACCTAAGCCTGCGCCGCCCACTTTCAATGCTTTACCAAACATTGACTTTCCTGGAGTAGTTGCGCTATTAGAAGGCAAGTTTCTAGGTTCTCCTTTTATGCTTGTTGTATCAGGTGGAGCATCTGCGAATCGTTTACTAACTATGTCCTGTTGGCTAGGAATAGGTCGATCAAGCATATCTAGTCTGCTTACCTTATTACTAGGATCATCTCCTACAGTAAACCTAGCCATTCCTGGATTTTTTGGTGTATCTATGGAAGGTGCATTAGCACGTTGTTTGGCCAATTCTGCTTCTTTTTCTTTACGCTGTTGTCTTCGTTGACGTCTTCCAGCTTCCCATCCGGTTTCAAGGTCACTGGCTTTTCCTTGATCTATATTTCGTTGTCTAATAAGATCAACTGCGGTATCATCGTAAGCTTCTAATTTATACCCAAAGCTTTCTACAATACTTTGTGCTAAACTTTCTCTTTTGATCATTCCACTGCCAGGCTTTGGTGCTCCTACTTCCTGACGCATCTTTTCAGCTGCCTTAGCAAGCTCTTCAGCACGTTTCCTATCGTTTTCTGCCTTATTAGGATCTGCTACAACGGCTGGTTGTTTTTCTTTTTTGGCAGTAGGTTTTTGGCCGGGTTTAGCTACTTGAGTTCCTGGATAGATAAATTTATCATAATGGTCACTTAATAGATCGTCATCGATATCTGGATTATTTTTCTTAGCTTGCTCAATCCATTGTTTCTTTTCGGGAGTCATTGGTCTAGGGGCAGGTTTACCTATATAGGACCAGTGTACCGGGTCAGCAACCTTATTTGTTCTAACCCACCCTACAGATTTAAGCCATTCTTCTTCTTTAGCACTAATATTTGACGCATCAAAAGCGTTAAGGTGAAACCATTTAGCATCTGGATAATTAGCTGGATTAGTTGGCGTATATATGCCTTTTTCTCCTTTTTTCCATCTATCATAAAGGTCTTGTTGCTTTTCTTTTGCTCGTTCTTCGCTGTTTGTTGTTAAAGGTTTATTAAATTTATATTGAAAGTCTTTTTTAAGATTAGCTAATAAATCTTTGCTTTTGGATAACTCCTCATCTCCTCCAACTAGGTCATAAGGTTTTTCAGCAGGTTTGCTAGGAGCAGGCTGTTGACTGGTTGTAGGACTAGGTTGTGGAGCAGGAGTAGGAGCAGGGCTAGCAGTTGAAGCAGCAGTACCGGAAATATTTTTTTCAGTTTCTTCCCAATCTACATTTGACAGTGTTCTAGGACCTGTAGGATTGTATACAATTTTATCAGGATATTTTTGGTATATTTCTTTTTGTTTGTCAGCGAAATTCCAAGCAGGTGTTTGGGCAGGATAGGACCTGAAACCTCTAGGGGCTTCTTCTTCAAAAAGGCCTAAATATTTTCTAATATGCTCTACACTCATTAAACAATCCTATTTGATATTTATCAAACGGATTCTTCAAGATTGTTCAATAATTGCCTTAGTTTACTGGTCTCAACTACTGCACCTTTCTTAACACTTGCTCCGGCTGTAGGGTTATTGTTAGATTCTATGCTAGTAGTACGTTGTAGATTATTTAAAATTGTTCCGGCACGACTGGTTGGCTCTTGTTCAGTTTGCCCTTCTTCTCCAGGGTCTGTAATTCGTAAAGTATCGATATCAAATTCTAAATCAATCTTTTGTCCTACACCACTACTACTACGAGTTTTCATTAGTTGCAGCTGATATCTACCACGTTCACGCATTGCTCTACTAGTAAAAATTCCAAACACATTATCCGCAGTCTGTATTTTGCTAAGTCCGCCACTGATATGACTATGATCAAATTCAACTTCTTCCACTGCTCCACGATTAAGCTGACTAGCTGTAACTAAGATACATTGTTTTTCCACTGCTAAGTTTCTTAATTCTTCGCTGACAAATTTATCTTTAATGAATAGATTTTCAGCACTAATACGCTTACTGATTGGCATTAGTAAGTCTAAGTAATCAATCAATAGTACATCAACCTTACGACCTAGTTTTATTTCATATTCTTTAAGATAACTTCTGATATCATTAGCTGTTTTTCCACTGGGCATATACTTGACCTGATATGTTCCAGATTTTTTCCCGATTACTTTTACACGCATTTCAACTTCATCAATCTGCCTAAATATTTCTCTACTAGGAATTTCAGTGATCATACTGTCAACTCGCATACTAACGAGTTCTTCACTAAGTTCTAAAGTTAAGTATACTACATTAAGTCCTTGCAACGACCAGTTCACTCCAAGGTTAGCTAAAAATAAACTTTTTCCTGCACCTGATCCACCAGCAAAAATATTCAACTCACCTCTGTTCATTCCACCAAATAGTTTTTTATCAATAGTGGGCCATCCTGTACTAATTTGGCCATTCTTATCTTTAATTCTTAGTAGCCTTGCTCTAGGATCAGCAAAGTAATCAGTTCCCATATCTTTTGTTAGTCCAACTTGCACAGCCTGTTTAACTAGATCTTCTACAGGGCCATACTCTCCTTTTTCAAGTAGATCAGCTGACTTAAGAATAGCACGCTCGAGTCCTTTGTGTCTAATAAAAGTTTCAAAGTCCGTTAACAGCCAATCATAATGCTCTTCTTTAAGTTCACCTGGACTTGCAAAACTAGAGTTAGTAGCTGCATTAACTATCTCCATTGTAGGTAATACATTATGTTCTACTACATAGTCATTGATAAATTTTGCCCCAGTTTGTAACTTTCTATCAAAAAGCTCGTGATCAAAAATACTTTGACATCGTACAAATGTTTCGGCATCTGTAAGCATAATTTCAAGATAAAGTTTTTGTATTTCGTATCCGTAGTCTGCGTTTTGTCTAGTCATTAAGTAAACACCTTTAAGTTATAATGTTTTTCGAATCTTTCTGCGTCTGTTCTGCTATTAACCATAGGCTCTCCTTTGATATTAAGGCTAGTGTTTAATAACATCGGACATTGTGTTTTGCTATGCCATAGTTCTAATAGCTGTCGTATGTTAGAATTATTTTTAGGCACAGTTTGAACTCTGCTTGTTCCATCTACATGTATTATAGCAGGAAATAGCTCAGGGAATCTACATTTACTGGTAAATTGCATATATCTATGATGCTCAGGCTTTCCTCTTAGTTCAAAATATTGCTCTGCATATTCTTCTAATATAACAGGAGCGAATGGTCTGAATTTTTGCCTTTGTTTAATTTCGTTAACCTTATCCTTTATATCATTCCCACGTGGATCAGCTAATAGGCTTCTATGTCCTAATGCTCTAGGTCCGTACTCAGCTTTACCCTGCGCTACACCACAAATTTTATTTTGTATAAGGTAGTTCACAATGTCATTAGGTATAGTTTTAGATTCTATGTTATATCCTAAATAAGCATCAGTCCATTGGATATGTTGTTTTCTTTCTGCTAAAACTGCTCCAACTGCACTACCTGCATCACCTGGGTTAGGCATTATCCATACATTTTCAAACAGTCCAAATGCAGCACTGTTAGCACTACAATTTAAAGCACATCCCCCCATTAATACAAGGTTAGCACATCCAGTCAGATGTTTAGCCTGATAAAGTATTTTTTTAAAAAGTTCTTCGTAAATGCGTTGAGTTCCTGCGGCAATATCGAAAATATCATCTTCTTGAAGATCAGGTGCCCAGTCTAAGCATCCTCGATGAAGATTATGTTTGAAAGTATAATTATCATAGTCTAATATGAAATCATTACTGATTCTTGATGCTAATTTTTTAGGTGTGCCGTAAGCTGCCATTCCCATAAGAATATACTCTTCTTCATTAGGTTTTAACCCTATTCGTTGGGTCATAGCACTGTACCACAATCCTAGACTATGAGGATATTTTTGAGAATAAATTTTCTTGAGCTTATTATCTTTTCCAGTCCAAAAAGTTATTGTATCAAACTCGCCAATTGCATCAATAACTACAATTACAGCATTATCAAATCTACTAGTATAAAAACCAGCTGCGGCGTGGCTATGGTGATGATTAACAGTTTTAACACTGACGTTTATACCATAATTTTTTAAATATTTACGAGGACTATTATTAATAAATCCTTGTCCAGCTTGATATTGTCTTAAAGATTTAAGCCAAGGGTTTTCATACCAAATTACTTGATTAGGGTTACCGAATTGATAAGCATATTCAATTAAGGATTCATTTAAATCAGGATCATTTTTAATACGGCTAAAACGTTCGCTGTGACTAGCGAAGGTTAGTTGATTATCTATAAAAACGGCTAAAGCAGCATCATGGCTGTTAGCACTAATGCCCCAAGTAATCATCGGTAAATGAAAGGGTCTCTTTCTCTTAATTCTTTTAAACGTTTTTTAATACGTTGACGCTCTTTATAAGCCTGATAGGGATAGGTAATCCAGTAAATTAATTTTCTAAACATTTGTGTATCCTTTAAACCATTGCCTAGCCTGTAAACGAATCTTAAGTTCTGTTCGCTCAATACTAGTTATAATTTTATAAAGTGTTGCTAGTCTACCATATTTAACGCTAGATTCATTTATGTCTTTTATATCTCCCCAATCAGGGAAGCTTACTGCCCATCCAAACTCGATAGCCTGTTCGACTACCTTAGGGCCGTCATGATCCCTATCTGGCACCACTATAATATCTTTCTTCAAAGTATCAATAAGAGACCTTTGTTGATCTCCTATTTCACTACTCATAATAGCAACGCCATCGATTGTTATAGCATCAATTTGTCCTTCGCAAACTATGACAAATTTATTATCTGAATATTGCCGATCTAAATTAAAAACATATCCTGGTTGCTGTTCTGAAATATATTTAGGTTTTCCGTCTATAATTTTTCTACAAGTATATCCTACAACTCTTCCTTGGTAATAATAAGGAATGATCACTCGATTCTTAAGTCCTTCTTCTTCTGTCCAGTAAAACGGGTAGTCTTCTAAGTATAAATTTCTTTTCTGCAAGTACTCGAGTACTGGTATAAGATCATCGGGCGGATTATCTAAGTAATCTATAATTGGCTGCGATCCTCTTGGTAAAGCTTTGTCTAAGAATACAGGTAACTTTGATTTGTAATCAGTGCCTGTTCCATCTTCTTTTAATCTTAGACTTTCTAAAGTACATTTGGTTATAAGATCGTCACCTACACCTAACCATCTTAACAGTTTACGAAATTTTGGTGTAATAGTTCTGCCTGGTTGCCAACTAGTTTTAAACTGACAATTAAAGCAATGATAGCTAACACCATCGCCATTTACAATAATGCCCCCACGTTGTCTAGTATCTTGACTAGTCCCATTATGGTGACAGCATACAGCATTAAAGCTGATCCAACCACTAGGAGTTGTCTTTCTTTTATAAGGAAGGTTCGAATATACTGTATCTGTGATAAGACTCATAGACACATTTTAGCGTCTTATTGTAACTTTGTCTATTTTTCCGGTTGCATTAGGAGCTGTAGTAAGATATATTCTAGCCCAATTATATTCATTTGATACAGTGTAGGTTTTTGTTAAGGTAGACGTCGAATTAGTAACATTAAAAGTTTCTATATCTTCCCAATTACTAAAAGTTTGGGCTATAGAATCTTTGGTAAATTGAACAATAATAGTTCCATCTAAGTTATTAAGTACAAAGTCAAAATCTAATGTTCCAGTGGTTGCTAAATCGTTAGGTGGATTTATCAATGCTGCTTCACTAATATATTTCTTAATATTAGAAGCTAGGGTTAGGTCATCGTAATAATTAAAGACGTCTATGATTAGATCAGGCAAAGTTACTTCTATGCCTTGCTGAATTAGCTCTAGTGTTCCTCCTAGGCCAAATTGAGTATCACCGTATATTGGCGTTTTTGACGAATCGTTGTTTAGTATATAAACAGTATATTTTAAAAATTGAGGTTTAATATTTGTAAAAGTTGCAGGAGGTATAGAAACTGTTGCCAATCCTGGAGTTGAACTATGGGTGGCAGTAGCAGTGTACACTTCTTGGTCATTTTGGTCGAGAATTATAAATTTAACAGTTTTATCGCTGATGTTTATTCTCTTTTGTTCTGCGTTTTTAATGTCAAGCAGCAGATCATTTTTAAAACCTTTATAAACTTTGTATCTTCTTTGGTACACGATTCTCCACTCCGTTGGATGCGTAGTCAAATCAGCAGTTAATTCGATTCTATTCGGATATAAATAACTTGAAATTTTTTGCATTGGTGATTCGCCTCAACATTATTTATGGTAAAATTAAGACAGAATATACAAGAACAACTACCCTTTATTTCAGTTCTGCACTATGGCGATGACGAATATGTAGGTATAATAATTAATCAAGATCAGTTTGTAACAAGCTTCTTTGATTTATCTATGATTAAAAGTCCAGAAGAAAAAACAGGGTTGTTACAGGTCGGCGAAATATGGTGGTGGGAAAGTAATCGTCAAATACCAATAAGTATATTTTGTCGTAAAGAAGTAGAACCTTTTAGATATGCTATAAAGACTTTCAATAGCAAAGATGTTCGTGTAATCCTTGGCCCAACAGTAAACCTTTTAAATCTCAGTTTTAAAAGAGTGAAAAGAAAACAAGTTCAACTAATTAAAGCAATTAAAAAATAATTAACCGTATTCATAGCTTATTCGCTCACAGATTAAATTCATCTGCACTACAACTGCTGCCGCATAGGCAATAGCGTGAGCTTTTTTAAAGTAATATTCATCACCTTCAGGCTTTGTCCATACTTCGTTCATCACTGTAGTCCAGTCTTTCCCAATCAGATAACGTTTCGCGGGGCGTATCATTGCCAAAACTGCCGCTAGTTGGTCTATCGTCCGGGGTTTCATGCTTCTTAAGATCGAACCATGTCCGTTGACGTGAAAGAGCAAGTTGACGAAATCGTCCTGTTCTAATAAATCCCATAATGGCTCCTGATTTAGCAATTTAGATAAATGATCTTCATTTACAACGCCTTGGTATACCCCAACATTTAAAAAATCTATCTTAAAATATCCTCTACGTTCTGCTTCTTTATAGTCAATAGTTGACTGACCTGTAATTGCGTTATGGGGGATATTTTGAACATATATACCTGTGTTATGAGTTATTACCTGTCCATTATCTATCCTAACTGCCTTAATATGTTTTACTACCTTTAGTATAGTGTCTCTGTCTGCAAAATCAATGTCAATGTCTGGCATTAATGTAAAACCTCTGAATGAAATAACATTAAAGGAAGATGATCTGTAAGATAAGAAGCATAGTCATCTGCATCTTCTATTGTGTCAAACCCTGATAATTTAACATACACACTTTTGTCTGTCTCTGATAGGATGATTTCCATATTAAGGTTTGCTTCTAAGTTTTCAGTTTGAACGTTCATAGATCTGCCTCCTGGACTATACGTTTAACTAGATCCAAATCAAATTTTTGAGTCTTAAACTTTTTGACCCAAATTGTAGGATCTATAATATTACTTATAGAAGAAAGCTGATCATCTCTAAAATTGGCTAACATTTTCTTCCCGCTTGCAGAATTTAACACTAGCCAAGGACTTACTTTACCGTCCTTGATATCGTAGCTAGCTCGATTCGAGCTTACATATAAAAAGTAATGATTCCATACGCTGTTATTTTCGTTAGCCCATTCTTCCATATGTTTGATGGACCTTTCTAAGGCAGTTTCAACACTTTCAGTATGAATAAGATTTATTACATATTTTTCATATAATTCTTCTCTGCACCAATGGTCTAGTTTAACACCACTTTTAACAACATAGTCTATAAACTTATCTGGATATAGAGGATTTACATTGCTAAGAAAACTTCCAAATTTAACAAATGCATTGTAATATGAGCTACGGGCAAAGTCATCAAAAGTTTTATTGTCTTTGCTATTTTGTGTGAGCTGATAAAATCGATTATATGTTTGAAATCCTGCTACAGTTGCACGATCATTTCGAGCAAAGTGTCGTCGTTTTCTTTCGCACATATGTACTGCAAGTGTCTTTTCTTGAGTAAATGTTGCATTACAATACTGACATTCAAATTTATTCACACTAAATTTTAACATAATTAGAACATTTTAGCAATTTCAGATTCTTCATATCCTAAATCTCTAGCTAACTCTTTAGCTTCTTGTTTAGTAGTTAATTTGGCTAAAAGTTCTATTTCATCATTTTTCTTATCTGGGTAAACTTCACTAAGGAATTTTGTCATTTTATTTGTAGCAGCATCTTTCTTTTTAAATCCAATCCATTCATGGAAAAAGATTTGCTTTGACTCGTGGCTACACATACAAAGAAGTTGCCATAACAGTTTTGGATGTTTTTGCAATTCATTCCAATGTTTGTTATAATATTCATTTACTGCTAAAACAAAATGTTCTTTAATTTCTCTGTTGCTTGTTTTAGCATTACTGATATATCGATTTAAAATGAAAAATTCATTTTTAATAATTTTTCTTTGATCGTCGTCTATGTCATCCCAAAGTCTTTTGCTATTGAGATCAATAGCTGCTAATTTTTCTTTTAGTTCAAGTTTTTCACTCATTTGGCTTCAATCCATTACTGTGTTTGTCATTAGGAGTATCAACATCTTGAAATAATCTTCGTTCTTGAGCAGTAAGCTCATTAAATATTTTTCGTGGATTACCGCACAACACACATTTCGGGTTACCACAGTCCATTGCGTGATGTTTAGCTAATTTATGTGGCTCTTCAACTGGAACACCGCGTACTTTTGCTATCTTTACTTGTTTGTTTACTGCATTTTCATCTTTCAATCTCCGGCGACTGTTTTTTACCTTATCAGTTTGATTGCTCATTTTTTTCCCTTAGTAGTCTTGTTCTACGATATAAATTTTCCCAGGTCCAAAAATATTTTTTAACTAATTTTCCATAGTAGTGTGGAGTTAGTTCACAAAACTTTAATTCAATATCAATTTTCTCTGTTGGAATTAGATGTAATATCGGTGTTCCAGCTTCTAAAAATATTTCATTTCTTTTATTCAATGGAGGAACAAATAACTGAACATGACACCCGTGCTGATATTTAAATTCTAAGGATCCTGGAGCAATTAGATAGTCTTGCGGAACCTTTAAGTGCCAGGTTGGTTCTATCATAATGAATTCTACCGGGCGATCAGCTTCTAAAAACCAAGGCGATAATAATTTAATATGTGCCCAATTTGGAAGAGCACCGGACCATTGTTCAGAATTATGAAATTCAAACGGATTGTCTTTAACTGGGACTTCTACCTTTTCAATTTGATTTTGTTCATTAGATGTAATCTTGTAATCGTGCCAGAGAGGTATAGTAATTCCTAAATCAAAAAAGTGTTTTAGCCCAGGACACATCTTTGTAGTTGGCATTCGGTGTGGAATTCCAATCTCTTTATATGGAGGGATTTTTTTAAACCATTCTGGAATAATTTTTTTACTTAATTGAATTGGAAATATTTCAGGAAGATGTGGTTCTAATGAATAACATCTTAGCTCAAACTTTTTTTTCTTAAATAAAAACATTACTTTGGATCATCTTTACTTAATCTATATATTAGTATAACACGTTCCATAGCCCTTTGTAAAGCCGGATTGGTTTTAGCAGATTGTCGAATATCATTCCATAAAATATGATCTTCAAGGTCTTTTTGGCCAGGACTTTTGGTGTTAACATGACTATTACTCATATCATATTGATATCCTACCAAATGCTTAGTTAAGCTACCAAATTCTCTAGCATAGACAGTTTTGCCTCCGTCTGGGCTTTCGTAAATCAACGGCGTATTCGGTTTAAGGGTTCCCATCGCTTATCTCCAGTGGATACATCCAACGTCTTTTAGATTTATAATGTTTTATTTTAGCAGTCTCGTTGCCTTTTTTATAAAAATTGTTATAGACTTCACACGGATAAACACGAACTTTTAAATTCTGTCGTATTACTGTTAATCCTCTATCTTTAGTTGTAACCTGACAAAGTTGATTTAATGGAGGCTGATCGCTTGTTCCTTGATCTGATAAATTTTTCCATTTGTTTACAAATTCAAGTACTGGATAGCTTTTTCTAAAGAAAATGATTCCTGCATTTATTGGTAAGTCATTCTCTTTATGCTTAGGGGCACGAACTGTGACACCTATATCATAATTTCCTTGGATTTCATCAATACGATCGAATATCAATGCATCGGCATCTTGCCAAACAAGAAAATCGTTATCATTTATTCGATGTAAGGCATCTAATATGATTGATGGCTTTGAAGGAATCTTTGCTTTGGTCTTATCTCTAACACGGCCTTCGAACGGAGTTCCAAATCCTAAGTTCCCTAGGTCGTATACAAATGAGTTGTATCCAAGTTTTGTATTCCATCGTACTCCTTGGCTTACATATTGTTTAAAGTTTTCATCTCCAGCTATAACGATATGAATCATATTGCTTTTACCTTTTTTCCTTTTTCTATAACATGGAATCCACGTTTTTCAGATTTATATGGAAAATTATTAATTTTTAAATAGTGTTCAATACAACCTTTATAGGTCGAATTTTTTAGTTTAGGGCTTAACCACAGAAATTCTTGAACTAGATATCTATCTAGAAATGGATAACGTGTTTCAATACCAAAATGCCCAGCAACATATTCTTCTTTGTTTAGATATTTAATTTGTGTGCCATCATAAAAACTATGCCAAGGGAAAAACCCTTCAAGGTCTTGAGGAAATAACCCGCCAAACTGACTATGTTTGTAGATTTTATTTCCATTAAATCCATAATCACTTATTATTTCATCTGCTCCTTGACCTGAAAAATATATTCTTCTTCCTTCTTTGTTAGCACGAGAGCATATTGCCGAAAGCCCCATTGATGCTTGGTCGTCTTTAATATTATATCCGTCGTAGGTAAAGCCTTCACAGTTTGATTTTAGTTCTCTACGCCAATGTTGAAACTCTTCACTAGTTAATTCGAAATTTTCGTTAGGAATTAATTTTAGTCTCTCAGACAATACTTCTAAATTTTCATTGTTTAGTATAGAATATGCTTTAAAGTTTGCTCCTTGCTTAGACAATTCACAAGCAATACTTCCACTATCATATCCTGAGCTCAGCCCTACAAAAACTGGATAAGTGGTATTTGCTACCCTTTTCTTTATACTATTCGCAAAGGCATTGACCCAATCATCAAACGTTTCTTTTTGCTGTATAATGTCAAATTTTACATTTTGATATTCTGACAATAACTGTCCCTTAAAATTAAAAGTTAAAGTCTTATTTGCGTATAATTTTTGAGAATTTTCAAATCCTAACCCTATTAGTTGACTTTGATAAGAGCTTACCCCGAATTTGTTTTGTTTAAATTCATACCATAACGGTTTACAGGCAAAAGTATCTACTGCAATTAAAATTTTTTCTAATGTAAAATCTACAACACAGATAGCAAATTCTCCATCTAATAAATTTACAAAAGTTTCTCCGTACGATTCATACAGGTCTAAAATACATTCCCCGTCGCTAGAATAGTTGCCAAAGCTTTTATAATTATAAATTTCACCGTTAAAAACACAAACTCTATCATTTTTTATAAATGGTTGAGGTGTTAAAGATCCTGTAATATGTAATAAATTATGCAAAAATTCTATGTTGTTAATTACTTTTGATGTGGTAAGATCTGGTCCACGACGTTGACAAAATTTATTGACATTTTGTAGACCTAAAACATTAGTTACACCAAATCCACACATCTTAGATCCAGTCGATAATTGTAATATTTTGCTTAGACGCAACATCTTTTATATTGCTTTCTCTAGCTTGAAACGTCTCAGAATTTTTTAGAAAATGCCCGTGCCATTCTACAAAAATTTCATTAATGTACGAAATAATTCCAGTTTCAATTAACTTTTCTAATACATTATATTCAGCACCTTCTATGTCTAGCTTTAATATAATAAAATCGTTCTTGTTACAGTTGTTTCTAATCCATTCGGAAATGTCAATACTTTCTACAGTTAGTTGCTCGTTTAATGATCCACGTTTTCTGACATTAGGTCTCCAGTTCTCATCATTTAAAATTGTAGTGCCTTGCCCAGTATTTGTGACTTGGGATGAATGTTTTGTAGTAGCGTGTTCTATGTTTAATACCACGCTGCCATTTTCTGAATTAATGGCTTTATTAAAAGAGGCAATTCTAAGGTTAGGAAACTTTTTTGATCTTATAAATTTTTCATAGGTATAAGGGTTAGCTTCCCAGGTATAAACTTCCCAACTATTATCTATTTGTCGGGCTCTTGTTATTTTTTCTAATCCTTGCCCTAAATGTGTTCCACAATCTAAAAATATTTTTCTCATGACCTGCGTAAAATTGCTGTAAAGTTCCCGCCTGCATTTCGATCTGCAAAAAAGAGCACATCAAAGTTATATTGTGATTTAAGCCATCCAAACAAAACTTCTGGGTCACATACTTCATAAGGCAAACCACCCAACCAATCTAAAGCATCGTGAAACTTATTCATACCTCTGCCTTTTTTCACATTAAAGATTTTTTGCCCTGCTCTATCATATAGCATTTTTATTTTAGTTTCTTTATCCGCTAATTTAAATCTATATTTTTCTTCTAACGATTTAGTTAATTTTGCTCCAGATCTATATAGAGCAACATGAAAAAGACCACCAGGTTTGACAAATTTTACACTGTTCCTAATGGCTCTCCACATATCTCCGGTATGATGTAGAACTCCCCAAGAATATACAATATCAAAAGATTGCTCTGGAACAATAGAATCTTCCATAATAGAATGCTGCTTAATTTCCCAGGTTGTTCTTGTATTGCCTTTCCAAAACATATCCTTTGTGTAATTAGTAGCTTGTACGGAATAGCTATCTATATCCATACTTACAATATGTTTACATCCTAATAAAGCAAAACTTATAGATGACAACCCCGAGCCGCACCCTATATCAAAAACTGATTTACCTTCTAAGTTAATATTGATTTGATCATATAAGTTTTTTAAATTATCTTTATGCATACCGATAATTTCAGTAGTCATACGTTTTTTAACAAAATCTAGCCAATTAAACCCAAATGAAAATTCACCATCTTCACGCATTGTGACACCTTCATCGGACATATTTGTTAATATTTCTTTAAACTCTTCTAGAGTAATAATTTTCTGTTCTTCCATCTATGGTCCTATTTTTCAAGAATTAATCTTAATTCCGGTTTTCCTTCGTGTAATTCTATCTGTTCTTTTTGAACAATTTTTGATTTAATCATTGTTTTAGTAATAGCTTCCTCCCAGAATGAAGGAGGTTCTATAATTAAATGTGCATTGCGTCCATCCGGGAGTTTCTTTTTGGCTGGGTAACAAGCAATTATAAGCCACGCTGATCTATAAAATAAATTGTCAATAAGGCGTAATGTGTTTTCTAAGTATTCTGGTTCAATATGTTCTATAACATCGTTGCTAACTAAACACTCGTAGGTTAATTCTTTCAACTCTTGAAATTCTTTAACCCCTGGGTCATATCCATCGATAGTTGCAATTAAAGGAAAATCTTTTTTAAGTTCTTCTATTAGTTTTCCCTGGGCACATCCAAAGTCTATAATTGATTTTGGATCATATTGCTCTACAAACTTTTTAATATCTATATACTTGCTATTTGAATTCAAAAAAGTCTTTTTAGATTTATGAAAATTCTGTAACTGCTCTTTGTAAGAGTCTGAAATCATTTAGTAAAACCTACAGTTTCTCTTTCTATATCATCGTGATCGAACTGTGCCCAATATAATTCATAGGCCACTGTATCCTTAAGTGCTTCAAATTGATGATATTCACCTGGTGCTACCTTAGTGTACATACCATCTCTTAATATAGTTTCATCTATTAGGTCATAGTTGTTCTTCCATACTCTAATTAGTAAACTACCTCGTTCTACAAAGAATCCATTCCATTTGTGTTTGTGTTTGTGTTTGCTACAAACACCTCCTTCTTTAATATTAATGCGATGAAACTCTAAGACACCGTTAGCTTCAATGAGTTCAGTATTTCCCCATACTTTGCCTGCTATCATAATTATTTCCAATATCTATTCCAGTGGTCCGTTGGCTGGACGAAATCTAATTTATTAAATGTTATTATCGAAGATGATTTATTTAAGCTATTTAAGATTTTTTCAAAGACCATGAGATTATTTTCTTTGGTTAAATGGCATTTACGAAGATCTAATCTTCCATTCGGTTTTTTGCTAAAATATTCTAGCTCTTCTATATCAGCTATGTAACAAAGTGAGTGGCCGTCTAACTTTTCTATGCTTTCTTCAAAGGCAGGAATTACTATTGATTTTCCAATGATATCCCTAGTCATCAAATAATGAAAATCAAACTCCCTTTCAGTTGAAAACAAATATTTGTAATATACTTCGCCTAAGTTAATCTTATCGATTATTGGCCAATGCTCAGCCCTAGCATTAATATGGGAGTCTAAAGATTCTATGTACAGTCTGCCTGGAAAAGTAATTACAAATATTGTTTGGTCAAAATTTAATCGTTCTTTTTTAAAGATATTGTAGGACCACCAAAGGCTGCTACCTACTTTTGAAAAATTAGTAACAGAGTGTTGCTGTTCTAACAAACAGACCCAGCTCTTATAGTCATTATTAACGTAAGTAGGATCAGAAAAGCTATCTCCAAAAATTCCTATTTTCATAAAACTTTACTTAAATCAATCATTTCACTTTGTCTGCTAATTTCTTTTACAAAATAGGCACATAATGGGCTTGAACTATTATTTGTCGGTACTGCCAAGAGTTGATTATTTTTCATTTTAGGGAAGTACCATTTTACATCATTATAAAAATTTACTATTTCAATTTTATGAAATTCAATCTTAAATCCATTAATAGGATTAAAGCAAAATGCTTCAAACCCTCTATCGTTTAAACTTGTTAAGGGTAATATTTCTATATCGCAGGCACTAGTGCTATCACCCACTGCTATACACCAATCAATAGGCATAGTAACTTCGTGTGGTCCTATTTTTAATACCATAGCAGGGCTATTAAAGCTTTCTAGAAATATTAATGGTATAAAAAAGAAATCAGGATTTGTTGGATCGCTGTTATCAAGTACAGCAAACCTAACGTCATCTTCTAGCTCGTCAGGAAGGTTATTTAAATCAAATGTTTTATTGTCTAGGGTCAAAATTTGCATAATTAGTTCCAGTCTGTTTTTTCTTGTGTATAAGGATACTTTGCTTCCTTGTAAAATTTCTTTCGTTGCGTAAGATGTCTGCGGGCAAACTTACAGGTACTTGTGATGTCCCAGATTTGTACGAAGTCTTTATCTTCAGCTCGTCTAATACCTCTCCCAATGCTCTGTATAACGCGGACAAAGCTTTTTCCGGGCTCCAAAAGAACCAAATTAAAAATCCTAGGGATATTAATACCCACAGCGGCCACACCATAAGTCGCCACAATAATCTTGTTATCAGCAGTTTGAATTTCGTCATATTCCTCTTTACGATCCTTAGTTTTTACTTCACCTGAAATAAAAACACTATCTTTGATTTTTTCTGTAATTAATTTGCCAGTATCTATTCTGTTTACTAGAACTAAGGTGTTTCCAGTCTCACTTATTGATTGTACTAAATTAGAAATATATGTCATCCTGTCTTTATTTGTGACCAAATATTTCAATTCTTCGGCATAGCTTTTAAATTCAGGTAGGTCTATTAATTGCACAACATTAACGTGACAATTACTTAACACTCCAGCCTCCTGCAATTCATAAGCAGATACTCTATGTACTACTGGTCCAATACTTGCAAATATAGCTTGATTTTCAAAATCTTCTTTAGGAATAGTTCCTGTTAATCCCCACCGAATTGGAGCATTACATAAATTCTGAGTTAGTAAGTTCTTTAATACTGTAGCTTTGGCCATATGAACCTCATCTACTATTACTGCTGTTACACCATCTAAGAACTCTGCTAATGTTATAATTTCTTCTACTTGTTCTTTACTTTTCTTGTCTAATATATTAAGACTTTGCCAAGTACAAATTGTATGTGTTCGACCTAATTCTTTACGATCACCGTAATATACGCCTACATCTAATCCGCAATTAATAAAATCCTCTTCTGTTTGCTCGACTAAGCTTTTGTTTGGAACAATTGTTATAGTTCTTCCATAAGGCTCACAGATTTTGCTTAATGTTGCTGTGGTAATTGTTTTACCAAACCCTGTTGCAATTTCTTGTAAACATTGAGGATTTTCTAAAAATTTATTTACTACTTCAACTTGATCTTCTCGAAGAGTGATGGGCTGACCTTCAAATCGATGACCTTTTGGCCAGCATTTATCCCCCCAAAAATTCTCTGCGACTTTTGGAAACACAAAGTTATGCAAATTTCTATTATCTACAACTTCGTCTACCTCGACGCCGTTGGTTTCTAGAACTTCTAATATCTTTGGCAGCTGATGAATGTATCCATTACCACCTAATCCAAACAAACTAATTGATCCGTCCCATCTTCCTAATTTATAAGCAGGACGATAGCGAGCAGTAGGGTCTACGTACTTAAATGTATTACTTAATTTACGACGAATTTCTACAGGTAAACCTTCTAGTTTAAGATTTACTTCATCTTTTATTATAAGTTTACAAGATTTCATAATGATCTGCCATCATTGGTTTTTTATCAGTGTAATATATAAGAAGGTCTACGCCATCGCACCACACTGTTCCTTTGTTGTTAGTAAAACTATTGGTAAAGCTTATAACACTTTTAGGGTACCATCCTGACTTATCGAAAAATTTAGGCAATTTACTATTATCAATTACCACTGTATCAGTTGATAGATTAAGCCAAGAATTTAATTTATTATCAGAGATAAATTTATTAAAAATTTGCCCGGTCTTATTATCTAATCTAAAATACACGCTACAGGTTTTTTGGTGTTGTTTAAGGGTAAGATAAATTTCTGGTAAAATTTTAGCACATTCTTCTACTTTATGTCCGTCTAGAACAAGCATTATAGGAAATCTCTTTAACTCAATAAGTGAATTAATAAGAATATTGAATTGAATAACAGAACTGTCAACCCATACCCTAGGTTTTTTTCTTAGAGCAATGCTGTTGCTTAACGTTTTTTCGTGAAAATCAGTTAAAAATTGGTAACCATAGCGTAATTGCCTATCAGATAATAGTAGCTTGTTTTCTCTGTAATTGTCTCCTATATCTTCTATAAGATGCCGTTGTATTTTTCCATTTTCATCAAGAAAAGTCTGTTGATGGTTTTTTTGTGTTTTTTGTATGTGAATGATTTCACGGTAAAATTTCTCCAAATTTTCACTTATCTCGAACCGAAAGTTCTTCAAAGCTGTTATAACAAGATAGATATTAGTTTCTGTTAACAAAAATCCAATAGTTCTATTTGTCAAAGTAAGAACTTCCACTTTTTCTTTTTGAATTAAAAGAGTTAACACTTCTTTAATCCGTTTGTTGAACGTGTATTCAACAAAAAAATGGGTAGAATTTCCAGGATTTGTATAAATTCGTCTCACTTGCTCAAGAACCCTAAAAGGCTCTGACCATTTCGGAGAATCTAAAAAAGAAAGATCACTGCTGTAGTAATTTTTAAGACTGTCTTGGTTTTCTTTAAAAATTTTAATCAATAGTTTAGCTTGATTTTCAGTAAAAAATTTACCAGATTTTAGTTGGTTGCAAAAGCTGGTTAAAATTCTTCGGTCATTTACTGGAAAGTTTTGCGAGCTATTGGTCCAGTGAGATTGATGTAAGTCTAATAGTATTTTATCAACAGTTTTCATTTTGCTATTATAACGAAGGTTAAGTTAAATGTCAAGATTTTTTAGTAATTGTTTAATCGGGGTACCCTCTGTTATTTCTTCTATAAGATATTCAGTATGACTGACCGAAATTAGCCATTTTTCCCTATCAGGTAACTCAGGGTGTTCAATTTTAGATAAATTTTTATTAGATACAGGGTATGCAAGACTGTCTAAATCAGTAAAAACTGGTATTCCGGCAATTGCAGCCTGTATTCCAGGGTTGCTTGATGGGCTTATCACACACCAAGCATCTTTAAAATCTTGATTTAAGTCAAAATCATCGTAACTTCCTGGAATTTTTTGAGGTATATGAATATCAATGTCCAGGTTAAGCAAAGATCTAGCCCAATGATAGTCACGAGGGTGGGGTCTGAATACAATTTTTCGGTTAGAATAGGTCTTTATTTCCTTTACAAGGTCTGAAATCCAAATTTCCGGTGACGAACGATAACTCCATTGTTCACTTTTACTATGTTGACCACAAATTAAAACATTTTTTCCGGAATTTTGCCTAGGACACAAGAAAATTCCTAATTTCTTAGGTCGTAATTCATCAAAATCATCAGAGTGACAAAACAAAGCTAAGTTATTAACGTGGTTCAATCCTATACGCCAGGTTTTTCCTCTTATTAAGCCACCGACTTCTAAAACTATCACTACTTTTTTGTTCTTTTTCGCTAAATTCCAAATTTGTTGGTTATTTTTCATTCGGCCTTCCCATAATACTGACCAAATTACAAAAATATCTGCGTCGACATCATTAAGAACAACCTTATAACCTAACTTTTGTGCTCCTTGCTCAAAAGCCTCAAATACTGGTCTGCTATTGAGAGCTCCATATTGTGTAAAAAGGGAAATTTTCATAAGATATATAATACTATATTATTTAATGAGACCTCAATGCCAAAATTCGCAGTAGTTACCACTTTTAATGCCAAAGGCTATGAGCAATATGCTCAAAAATTTTTAAGAACCTTCTTAGAAAACTGGCCTAAAGAGGTCAACCTTATTGTATATACTGAAAATTATAATATTAGTGAGAAATCGGATAATTTAATAGTGCATGATTTGCATTTAGTAAGTGAGGCCATAGTAAATTTCAAAAATAAATGGCAAAATGTTCCTAAAGCTAATGGAGATATTAGTAAAGACCCTATACGAGGTCGAAGAAAAGATGCACACAAAAAATTTAAGTGGGATGCGGTAAGATTTAGTCATAAAGTTTATAGCATTTTTCATTCTGCTGTAAATTCGAGTGCTGATATTTTAATTTGGATGGATGCCGATATGATTTGTCATAGTCCAATTACTATAGAACAGATATGCAGCTTAATTCCTGAAAACATGGATCTGTGTTACCTTGGGAGAGATGGAAAATATCCTGAATGCGGGTTATACAGCCTTAATCTTTCAAGCCTAGCAATTAAATCTTTCTTAACAGAGTTTCAACGGATGTATGATGATGCCGAGCAAGGTATTTTTAGGTTAGATGAGTGGCACGATAGTTACGTGTTTGAAGAAGTAAGGAAAAAGTTTCCTAATTTGAAAATTTTAAGCTGGAGTGAAGAATTAGGTGACTTACGTCCAACCTCGTTTAATAGTAAAGGCGAAGGTCACCCGTTAATTAATAGTGAATGGGGACGATATTTGGATCATCTCAAAGGAGAAAGAAAAGTTTTAGGAAAAAGTCAAGCTATTGACCTTAAAGTAAAAAGAACAGAGAGCTATTGGCTTAATAATTAATGTAATTTCTAAAAAACGCCCAAGCTTCTCCATATTTGAGCTCATCAAAGTTCCAATGAGACATAGATAGCTTTTCAATCCACAGAGATCGGTCAAATAATTTAGGATTTTCTAAATTTTCAAGGTTTACGTTGGCTACTTCAAAGCTTTGGCTGTTTTGTGGAACAGGATCTGTAACAAAAGTAGGAATTCCTTCAATTAGACTGGCAACCGAAGGGCTGCTATTGTATACCACAGTGGCCCAGGCTGTAGACAGATCAGTAATTAATGACTCATTCTTAGAAATTTGAACATTAGGGATATTCAATCGTAATGTATGCCTTGTTACCTTGTCACCGGGATGATTTCTTATAAGAATTGGACGATCTGTAAATTTTTTAATTTGAGTTATAATAGATTTAAGCCAATCTACACTATCAATGCCCTTCATACTCCAGCCGCCATTTCTTTGTAAGCAAACTAAAATATGCTCACCCTTAGTTCTATATTCTTTTAAAGATAAGTTAAGACGAGTCTTAATTTTCTGCCAGCGTTCAGGATTTACATCTTTATCAAAGTAAAACCCTGTAGTCGGGAACACCCCATCAAAACTATAGCGTAAATATCGATTAGAATTACCAGGATCAGCATATAAGAATAAATTACTATCAACAATTAATGATCTTTTATTGTTAATTTTTTGAAGATCTATTGCTTTTCGTCTGACCTGTAAATGCGGAGTCATTTTACTATTCTCATGAACATATCCTTGTATCAATGCTACATCACAAGGTATTATTTCATTAGACGTTTGCTTAATGGCTAAATCTCCACATCGTAACACGCCTTCACAGAAATTATCTAGTATTAAAGGCTTTTCGATATTTGTATTGTTAGCAGGAATACCACTATAATAAGCTACTGTAGTTAATCTACTCATGGTATTTTTTAACTAATTTTAAAGCTGTTCCATTCATTAACTCGTCAAATGTAAATTGACTATAACTTAGCATACACAACCAATTAGCTAGATTTGGGCGTCTTAAATTATTGATATCTGAAATTTTATCTGCTGTGACAAAATTAGTAACGTGCTTGTCCAACGTTATTACAGGAATTCCATTCCATAATGCTTCAGTAGCTGCATTACTATTAATGTTTATGACACAATAATAATCATCATTCTTAAGTTCTCGATATAAGGATTTTCTTACCTTTTTAGGAAACTTTTCTCTGAACACAATTTTTTTATCAGTGTGTTCTCGTAACTCTTTTTCAATATTATATTTCCATTCTGGTACATTAATTTTAAAAATGCCGGCACTAAGTGGGCCAGGCTCGATTATTAATATTATATGACCACTAGTTCTCCATTGTTCAGGGAACTTACTAAACACACCTAATCGATCAACCGGTGCATCGAAATATTTAAAATTATGTATATGGTTTCTTACTAATCGATGCCATTTTTTATTAGTTTCGAGAAAATTAGTGTATCCACTATCGATAAACCAAAAAGGGTAATTATGAGAAATCTTATCAACTAATATTCGTTCATTATTAACAGTATTACGCAATAAACAATCTGATTCAAAGTCGATTATTTTAGAACGTCTTACAAAAGTTGCTTTTTTGTCAATCTGAAACCCTACAGTTTTAATAAAATTTTCAATTTTATACTTTTTGTAAAGCTTGAATATTGTTTCTTCGCCTAAGCTATTAAAAATATAATCAATGTGTTTATGAATGTTTTTAAATAGTTTTTCTTTTCTTTGTCGTATTATTTCAATAGAAAGAATTTCATATTCTTTCATATCAGCATTTAGGTATTTTAAGACTTTTCTCTTAATTTTATCAATTTCTTCTTCTTTGTTAAAATTTTTATTCCACCGTTTATTCTTATCGTAGGCTATTTTGAGACGTTCTGCGTTTTCTGTTATTGTGGGCCAAGTGGGTTCAGGAAAGTCGTAAAATTTAACTTTGCTAGTTATTAGATCAACCAAAAATGCAACAACTTCTTTATCATTAATTAGAAGTTTCATTTAGTATTCTCCAAGCAGTGCCGTCGGCTATCTCGTCTACAGTAAATTGACCATATGCTAAATTTTGGCATTGTTCAAGTATCTGTTCTCCAGACGGTCTCCAAGGATTTGGCAAATTAGCAAGATCAGTATTAGCAAGCGGGCTAGCTGCGCAAGGAACACTAACAAATGCTGGAATTCCGTATAGGATACTTTCTACTGCGGCAATACTATTAAAGCAGACTGTTGCATAAACTCCAGTATCAAAAGCATCATATATTGAATATTCAAAGTTTCTATATACTCTTGATCCTTTTTCTCGTATTTCAATAGGAAAGTTTGAGTATTTTTTAATACTGGCTGTGGTATTATCGATCCAGGTTTGACAATCTATGCCGTAAAAATTACAAGCTTTAGGGTTAGGAAGTATTAACAATATTTTTTTACCACCGTGTTTCCACCCTGTCCACTCTAATCTAGGGTCTTGCCCTACTAATTTGTTCCACCGATCCGGTAATACTTTTCGAGTTTCAGTATGTTGAAGATTATTTTTAACTATTCTATGATATAATTTTTTTCCTGTAGTATTGCCCACGCTAGGAAAATTTCCAAAGTAGCCGGTATCGACATAATAGTAGTCTCTACCATTTTTTTCACTTAATTTAATATTTTTTTTCTTTGCAATGCCTCTTACAGCCAGAGGCAGATCGGATTCAATATCTCGTGTGATAGCACCATTGGTTGATCTAACAAATAAATTTAAAATATGATTATCGTCATCACTCATTTTATAACCTTTGTTGGCAGTAATTTGTAAGTATACGCTCTCGATGCCACTCCTCTGCCATTGGCGTATTAGCAAATTCATAAAAACTAGGTAGACCTAGTGTATAGTGTAATAGTTTAGCATTTTGATTTTCGCCGAGCTCATCTGGAAGCCAATTCCATTCTATCGGCAAATTTCCTATGTCTGTGCTTTCATCTAACCAAGTAAACCGATGGAGTTGTGCTCCAGTAGCTGATTGAACAAATTCAGGAGTTAATATTTTATTTTTAGGATGGCTACAATTCCAAAGTATAACGCTTGACCAGTTTTTACACGGGTAATCCTCGTTTTTAGCTCCTAAATATTTGATAGGCATTCGGGTTTTATAGTTATGTTTAACTACTTTTACAGCATAATTATCGTCTCTTAAATTCCATAGATTATTAATATCATCTCGTAAAATCATATCACCGTCTATGAAAATAGCCCAACCATTGTAATCCATTAGGTAAGGAACTAAAAACCTACTGTAAATAAAATTATTACTGCCATCTGTGTGTAGTTCTTTGTAGTCTCTTAATAGATTTAATGCTAACGGGCTTATAGCTATAGGCTGTGATGAATGTCTAATGATACTATTACTGCAAACATGATAAGCTACAATTTCTCGTTGATCATAGCCGATAAAAATTTTGATCATTTTCTTTCGATATCCTCTTCGACACAGCCTTCTCCAAATTGAACTTCTAATATGTGGCAAGGCTCGCTAGAGCTATTTTTTCCTTGATGCCAAACCTCTTTACCGATTATATAAGTTTCATTTTGGCGTTTAACTACGCGGTCTTGTATGCCTTGATATTCCGTTTCGATTTCGCATTGGCCTTTTAGTATATACCAATGTTCTGTTCTAAAATTATGCCTCTGCATAGAAAGACATTGTCCCGGGTTAATAATTAATCTTTTAACTTTATAACCAGGTCCTTCCTCTAAAACGATCCAGTATCCCCAGGTTCGTTCTACTTTTTCTGTATGCAAATCATTAAGTTCTAAGCTATTAAAATTTTGCCTTTTCATCCAGGATATTTAGTTAACTAGCTTAAAGTTATTGATAATAACGAATTTAGATTGTGATTGTTGAGGTATAGGTTTAGTTATGTCTTGTAAATCTGTAATTTTTTGTATATTAGAAGTTATACTACTTTTATTAGTCGATTTTGGAATATTGTTTAATTGTACCCCAAGCACAACAAGTTTGGATGCCCAAGTGTCTAGTTGATTATATAACCACGCATAATCTCCAGTATCGATATAAGGCAAGCAGTCTAAACAAATTACCATATCGAATTGACTTTTAGGCCAATTTTCTAATCCGTTTAGGCAAGGATCATATGCTGTTGCTTGAACGTTTAAGAATTTATCTAATTTGTGTTTAGTATATTGGAGGCCTTTACCACATCCAAAATCTAACAAAGTTTTTATTTGATACTTGTTTACAAGATCTTTTAAAAGATCTTTATAATTCATTGTAGCTTTTCCGGCCCAAATTTTGTAAGTTTTATGAAATTCAGCTCCTGCCTCTACAGATTTAATATAGCTTTGTGGGAAATCAGAGAGTAGCATCTTCCATACCTGCTACTCTAAGTTTAACTATATTAGTTAGCATCCATTGTTTTTGATCAAGTGCTTTAGTTACCCCTAGCCATTTATTACGTATCAAAGCAAATTCGTTAATAATTTTTTCAAAATCAACGACATCGTCCTCTCCTTCTACAAATTTTTCACAGTCTCGACTACTTAAAGCACGTTGGTAGTTTTCAAGATATTTGCGGAAAAAACGACTTTTTAAGCGTCGTAATTCAATATGTAAGTATTCAAGGATAGCTTCAATTTCTTGAAGCTGTCCAAATCTATGCTCGACAATACCAGGCATACTGGCAGCTGCTTTTTCGATATTACCCGTTATACGGCTGTCACTTCGTGCTGCCTGTAATTCAGTTTCGTAATATGCTACAGCATCTGGAATGTGCCCTATGTCCTTAGATATTTTTGAATACCAATTCATTCGTCGTCTTCGTAATCCCAGTTATCTTCTTCGTAATCTTCTTCTTCATCATTGCCTTGATCTAGATAATATTCTATAGCAGTATCTAAGTCGTCATCAATACCAGCAGCGGATTCCATTACTTTGTCAGGAATTCCTAAGTCAGCTAAAAGATCTACATACCTTTCTGCTACAGCTTCTATAAGCTTTTTATCAACATACTCTTTAAATAGCATCCAGATATCAGCAATTTGATTTTCATTCATTTTCTACAAGCTCCTCGGGTTGGTCTACAATTTGTTTTTTGTGGTTATGGAAGTCGTCCATTATCATATGTAATTTATCATCTTTCCATTCTTTTCTGTAGTATAAGTGTTCTTTACCCGAGCTGTCAACAAATTTAAGCCTGTTTCCTTGTTGAACTAACAATCCTTCTTTTTCAAATAAATCTACTAGACCGCTACAAGGATTCATTCCAGTTTTATATGGAATCTCGACTTCCATAGTTTCAAAAGGTTTTGCATATCTAGTTTTCATAACTTTACAAGCGGCACGTATACCGTGTACTTGTGAAGTTTTATTACCATCTTCGTCGACTTTTAATTTCAATTTACGCATAGCTACTACAATACTACTTGCATAGATAAACCCTTGCCCTCCTGAAATTTTATCGTCCGGATCAAACATATCTTGACTAGCATATGTATGATTAGTAGCTACTAACCCGATGTTATGACTGCCGAACATATTAACACAATTACGAACTAATGCTGTTAGTGCCTTAGGCTTACGACCCATATCACCTTTTAAATCTCCTGCCTCAAATTGATTAACATCTGTTGGCGTTAACAACATACCCAAGCTATCAATGACAAATAGTACCTTTGGCTTGGCCTCTTCCGGCATAGCCTTATATTCTTTCATAAATTCATTGATAGTCTTAGCAACATCATCGATCATTGCCATATTAAGCTTAAGAAGCTTGTTTTCATCAGTGTCAACACCTAACGCATTTAACCAAGCCTGGTCTAAAGCATTTTCACTATCAACTAAGACAACATATATACCCTGTTCCTGTGCGTGTTTAATAATGTTACCTGAACAAATATAACTCTTACCTGCACCACTTTCACCAGCAAACACAGTAACCTTACCCAATGGGATACCTTTATGAAAGTCGCCACTAATCAAATAGTTTAAAGCGTAATTACCTGTGCTTACCCAATCTGTAGGATCATTAAATCCTACGCCAAGTCCATCAATACTCTTTGTTAACGTCTTACGAAATTTACTTAAATCGAAAGGTTTTGTTGCCATTACTTTATTCCTTTAGGATATTCTTTTGGTATAACTTCAATATCAGTTCTACCAATGGCTTTAAGCCAAGTATTCAATCTATGAATTACCGTTGAGTCATCTTTAGGATTATCAAAGTTAATGTTACAATCCATAACAGTGTCTCCACTGTCTGCTTCACGACTACTGTAATTCAGAGAAAAGTTTTCATTAATTTTTATTGTTTTTGCCATTACTGTTCTCCGAGAAGAAGGCTAGGGGTTAACCTAGCCTGTAATTTATTGTTGCTTACGATTACGAATCATAGCAAGGATATCTTCTGCCTTACTACCACCTGCGCTAGCAGGTTTAGATTCTTCTGCTCGCGGAGCAGGCGACGCCTTAGTCACAGTTGGCTCGTCGTCATAATCTTCCTCTACCGGTGCTGCTACTTTAGCAGTACGAGCAGTAGGGTCTCCAGTTGCTGAACTCATGCCAGCTGGTTTGAAGTATTGTCCCCAACGTTCCATATCAAAAGGCTCACCATCTACTGATGCTTCGAACATTTCCTTGATAACCTGTACTTCAACATTTCCTGGCTTCTTAGGAAGATAGTCTTTAAGATTAAACAAGTTATATTTCTCAATCGCAGAACTTTCATTATCTCCTAATGGGCGACTACGACGGCTCCATTTACTGGTGCTATAATCTGCATAACCACCCTTGCTGGTTTTGATTAATTTAAAATCAACACCATTAACGGTGTCGGTAGGAAGATCATCCATTTCTGGATCAAGCAATGCACCACGAATGAGTTGGAAAATCTGAGGACCAATAATAAATCTACGGATTGGATTCTCCGGTCTAGATTCTTCTTTTAGTCCATCTTCTACTACAAATCCTTGGAAAATATAACTACGTTTCTTCCAATATTTACGACCCATATCTTCTAGACTAGGATCTTTAAACCACCCACGTACTTCACTAAGTATTGGACAGGTTTCACCATACATTTCCATACAAGGAACATTTACTACTACTGGTTTATTATCTGTTGAATCCTTAATTCCTGGAAATGGCAATTTAATCATTGCTCTTTCAACCCAGAAAAAAGTATTGTTTGAGTCACCGTCTGGAAGGAAACGGACTGTGGATTCTGTATTTTCTTTTAGGTTCCAGAACGGATAGATTGAATTATCTCCGCCTGTACGCTCGCCGCCGGTTGAGCGAGACTCTTGTTCTTTTAATTTTGCGCGAATTTCTGCTAAAGATGCCATAATGTTTCTCCTATTGTTAGCCTCTATATTTTGCCTATATTGTTTAACACCTGTTAAACAAAAAACGCATACGTGTTATTGTATGCGTTTTTATTTATCAATGCAACCTCAAAGGCTGCTAAATTACGAGAATTTATGCCAAACCGGCTAATTTCATAATTCTTTTAGATTCAAACACTTGTCCAAGTTCTGCTATAACTCTTTCGGCTATTTGACCAGCACCCTCACCAAATTCTTTTTCTACAGCGATCTTGACACCTTCTTCACCTTTGGGGAACTGTCCTGTATGTTCATCAAACATTGATTTAATAAATTCAATAATTTCAGTTTGTCCTTTGCCTTCGACAAAAAACTCATCTGGATCTATGCCAACCATTTTAGCTGCTTCGCCTAGTGTCATATCTTGGCCACCGATATTAATAACGGTTTCTTTTTTAGCTCCTGCTTTTTTAGCTTTTTCCATTGCTGCTTTGGCTAAGTGCTTTGCACGACTATGCCCACCGTGTTCTGCCTTGTCCCCAGCTTCCTTATCTTTCTTTGGAGGATCTGGATCAAATGGTGGATCATCATCTTTTTCTGCTTCAGTTACCGCGAGATCATTCATATAAGATTCGAAATCAGAGAGTTCTTTAAGCTCAGACTCAATTTCATTTACAGGATCTTGTATACTATTACCATTAATTAAATCGTCTGGAGTAAGCTCTTTTACTAAGTTACTCTGTTCGCCCACTAATTTATAGATATATGGAAATACATTTTTAAGTTCTTCATTAAAACTACGGATAGTTAGTCGATCAACCCAATCGTTAATAATATCTTCTGGAATCTCTATCGCATCGCTTTCTGTAAAACTTTCTGCAAATGATTCATAATATGTTTTATTTTGTAGACTATGTATTTCTTTTTTAACTTGATCAATACGTTCTAGCACTTTACTATTAATATTGCCCATTGCTTCGCTGACCATTTCGTTACGATCAACGTAACCTTTAAACATACGTAGTTTAGCAAGTTCTTCGCTTAAGCTAATAATATGCTGTCCAATAGAATCATAACTGTTACCGCCGTGTGCAACGTGCATTGCTAAAGCTCTGGCACCATTCAAATGTTTAAATGGATATTTAAAACGCTCACCTTCTGCATTTTCAACGAAGATGCTTTCAATGTGCATTGCCCTTCCAGCTGGTATGTCGTAATTGACAGGTTTACTATGCTTAACTATTAATTTTGCCTCGCCCATTTCTTGAAAACTAGTTCTCGAGGTTCCCCATAATTTTTTACTTTCACTCATTACGCCATCTCCGCGATTATTTGCTAGATATAATTGTTGTCTTGGGTCTAAATTGCTTTTTGTAATATCACGGACATTATAATCCATAACATTTCTGCTAGCAAAATCACTTAGACTTTCTAAAAATCTGAACCATTGATGCTTAACCATTTCTGGTTGATTAGCAACAATGTCTTGACTATACATCACAACAAGCCCATCACTTTCCTTGTCAGGGTTATCATCTATGCTTATTGTTATTGTGCCTAAATCTATATTATTTTTTACATAATTAAATTCAAAAAACCTTGCATCTTTAGGCCTATCAGTAGGATCTTCATCTTTATCTCGTAGCTTAATGCTAGGAAACTGTGTCCTTAATTTCCCAAAAAGCTCTACAGCAACATTTTCTAGGTTTTTTTCCATAACTATATTTATCAAAGGGTAGTTGAAATGTAAATGGGCATTGGTGGTTCGTACTCTTCTTCATCCCAAGCTTCATTAGTGCTATAAGCATCAAAGATTTTACTGTCCCAATCAGCTAAAATTTGTGTCATTCTAACAATTAGTAAGCAAGCACTAACCAGGTCATCTTGCTCTTCAAGTTTTGCTTTGTAAGTAATGCCACTAGCCACAAAAGATTTTAATTCAGATATTAAAGGTTTACTATTAATTGACATTTTGTTTGATTCTATTAGATATTTTAATCGAGCACAGGCACTTATTTTGCTCTTGTGTGTAGTATTAAACCCTTTTCTAAATTTACGAACGTGGCCTTTTCTGATAGGTTCGCTCACAAACAATCCAGGAAAAGTTTCTTCTCCTAAATCTCTTATACAGATTAGCCCAGCTTCACCTATATTGTTATTTTCTATGCTCCAGTAAATATTATTAGAATTATCCTCCCCAACACACTCTGCAATATATTTTAAAATATCTCGCATTATTTTAACCTGCTGGCTAATCTGTGTTAAGTTATGTTGCCATTCTCCTACCTGGGTAAAGCTTGGAAGCTCAAATATTTCTATTGCAGCATTGTTTCCTCCTGTTCCAAGACTAGGATCTAATGCAACAGCATAGCTGAATTCTTTGCTAGGATTCTTATACCAACGAATCTGCCCCATATTAAGTATAGGAGCTTTTCCCTCCATACCCGATAGATGTATACTATTAATCAAAGTTTCATCGTAAACTAAGAATTCACAATTATATTCTCTTCGAAATCGTTCTTCACCGATTCGTCCACGCTCTTCAGTTGCCCACAAATCGTCTCTATCCGGATGCTCATCCCATTTGCAAGTAAACGGATAAAATCCGTTTACACCGATTTCGCGCTCATTTCCGTACTCATC